GTTTCGGAGTTTTATTATGTTTGATAAGAACGAGACAATTTTGCTTCGACGTTCTGTTGAATGTTTGCGTGAGCGTTTAGAGCGTTCATCGCGTAAGACAGATCATCAAGGAATTTACGATTTAATGCGTAAAGACATATTCGCTTTGGAAGAGTTGTTAACCAAATTGGAGGTATTATGAGACAAGCTATTGTTAGTGTTAAAGACACTGCTGCGCAAGCATTTGGTCGTCCTATTTTTGTTCCCGCTGTTGCTGTTGCTTTGCGTGGATTTCGCGATCAGGTTAATCTTGTTGATTCTACAGATGATCTTGCTCGTCATCCAGAAGATTTTGAACTTTATCAGATCGGTGAGTTTGATGATTCAACGGGTATCATTGAAGTTACTGAGCCGCGTCTTATCGCTAGAGCGAAAGACTTGAAAGACAATTCGGCTTGATGTATAGTCAAGCCAAGACCAGTTTTCCACTTGATGTAACTGGTCTAGGTGACACCTTTTAGGTGTCGCCTTTCTTTGTCAAACTTTGGAGGAATTATGAAACCTGTTAAGAGACACCATGTCAATAAGCATTCTTCTGCTCGTCAGTTTCAGTATCATTCGCGTACTGTTGCTGCTGCCAATTTGGCAATTAACCCTATGCGCGGTGGCTGGCGACTGTAATGCCTTGTTACAAGCCTATGCCTGCTGTTAGGATGACTGATGGTTTGGTAAAGTTTGTAAGTCGTAATAAAAGGGGCGTTGATGGCTCTTTGGAGTTGCCTTGTGGACAATGTATCGGTTGTCGACTGGAGAGATCCAGACAGTGGGCGATGCGTTGTCTCCATGAGTCCTCTCTTTATGAAAACAATGCCTTCATTACACTTACCTATGATGATGCAAATCTTCCCGAAGGCGGTAGTTTGAATTATGATGATTTTCAGAAGTTCATGAAAAGATTACGCAAGCGTACAAAATCTAAGATTCGTTTTTACGTTGGAGGTGAGTACGGATCTGAAAATATGCGACCGCATTATCATGCTTGTTTGTTTGGTTATGATTTTTTGGATAAAGTCTTTTATAAAAATACTGCCAGTGGTGAAAAAATATATACTTCGAAACTACTTGAATCTTTGTGGCCTTATGGTTTGTCCTCTGTTGGAAATGTTACTTTTGAATCTGCCGCTTATATTGCTCGTTATTGCATTCAAAAAGTTACTGGAGATTTAGCACAAGATCATTATAGGGTTATTACTGATGATGGAGTTATCGTTGATCGAGTTCCGGAATTTAATCATATGTCTTTGAAGCCAGGCATTGGTAAGCCTTGGTTAGATAAATTTTCGACTGATGTTTACCCTAGGGATTATGTGGTTGTAAATGGTGTAAAAACTAAGCCACCTAAGTACTATGATGTTTTGTTTGAGCGTGAAGATTCTGGTACTTTTTCTGAGTTGATCGCTCAGCGTGAGCTGGACGGTTATTTGCAAACTTTGAAGGGTGAAAATTCTACAAATCGTTTGCGTGTTCGTGAGCAAGTTCAAGCTGCTCGTCTTTCAATGTTAAAAAGGACAATTTAAAAATGATGCACAAAAACCGATCGGTGGATCCACACCGTTTTGCAATGATTCCACAAGCCGAGATTCCTCGAGCGGCATTTGATCGTCAGTTCACTCATAAGACAACTTTTGATGCTGGTTATCTTGTCCCTGTTTATGTGGATGAGGTTTTACCTGGTGACACTTTTAATTTGAATATGACTGGTTTTGCTAGGTTGTCTACACCTTTATTTCCAATAATGGATAATTTACATTTGGATTCTTTTTTCTTTTTTGTTCCTAATCGTTTGGTTTGGGATAATTGGCAGAAGTTTATGGGAGAGCAGCGTAACCCTGGAGATTCTATATCTTATGTAATTCCTCAACAAGTCAGTCCAAGTGGTGGTTATGCTGTTGGTTCGTTGCAGGATTATATGGGACTTCCTACTGTTGGTCAGGTTACAGCTGGTAACACTGTTTCTCACAGTGCTTTGTTTACACGTGCGTACAATCTTATTTGGAATGAATGGTTTAGAGACGAGAATTTACAAAATAGCGTAACTGTAGATGTAGGTGATGGTCCTGATACAAGTCCTTCTACAAATTATGTTTTATTGCGCCGTGGTAAGCGTCATGATTATTTTACATCTGCGTTACCTTGGCCCCAAAAGGGAAACATCGCTGTAACTTTGCCGTTGGGTACTACCGCCCCAGTTAAGGCTGATGGTACTGCGATGACTGCTCAACAGGTTGGTCAAGCGTCTAACGCTTGGTCCACTGTTACGTTTAATGCGTCTCGCGGTTGGGAGAATAATACGCCTAATGGCGCTGGTGGTGCTGCCGGCACTGGTACTGGTACTGGTGTTCGTTTGGTAAACACTGGTTTGTACGCTGATCTTTCTGCTGCTACTGCTGCGACTATTAATCAACTTCGTCAGTCTTTTCAAATCCAAAAGCTGCTTGAGCGTGACGCTCGTGGTGGCACCAGATATACGGAGATTATTCGTGCTCACTTCGGTGTTATTTCCCCTGATGCTCGTTTGCAGCGTCCTGAGTATCTTGGCGGTGGTTCTTCTTCGGTCATCATCAACCCAATTGCTCAGACTAGTGGCTCTGGTCTTACTGGTGGTTCAACTCCACTTGCTAATCTCGCAGGCGTCGGCACCGTTTTGGCTAAAGGTCATGGATTTACACAGTCCTTCACAGAACATGGAATAATTATTGGTTTGGTATCTGTCCGTGCTGATTTAACATATCAGCAAGGTATTCATCGTATGTGGACTAGGTCAACCAGATATGATTTTTATTTCCCTGCTTTTGCAATGTTGGGCGAGCAGCCAGTTTATAATAAGGAGATATATGTAACTGGTACTGCTACTGATGATCAAGTTTTTGGTTATCAAGAAAGATGGGCTGAGTATCGTTATAAACCTTCTCAGATTTCGTCTTTGTTTAAGTCTACTTCTGCTGGCACTATTGATGCTTGGCATTTGGCTCAAAAGTTTACTTCATTGCCTACATTGAACAGTACTTTTATACAGGAAAATCCTCCTGTTTCTCGTACTCTTGCGGTTGGTGCATCTGCTAATGGGCAGCAGTTTATTTTTGATTCATTTTTTGACATTAAGACTGCGCGTCCCATGCCGTTGTATTCTGTACCTGGTTTAATTGATCATTTCTGATATGTCAATACTTTCTGATATTGGTAATGTTGGAAAACTTGTAACCGGTGCTTTAGGCTCTTGGGGTTTAAATCCCGGTTCACTTTTACAGGCTGGTGCTTCTTTATTGGGTGGTTTCAGCCGTAATACTGCTCAAGCTGATCAAGCACGAGCTGCGAATGAGTTTTCAGCTCAGCAATTTGCTACTAGGTATCAGACCACTGTAAAGGATATGGAGGCTGCTGGTTTAAATCCTATGCTTGCTTATTCTCAAGGTGCGTCTGGTCAACCTGGTGGTCAGCAAGCTGTTATGACTGATTATGTTTCTCCAGCTGTATCTGCTTATCAAAATTCTAATCAGCAACTTTTGCAGGAAGCTCAAGCTGAGCAAGCTCGTTCTACTGCAAATCTTAATGCTCGTCAAGAGCGTTTGGTTAATGCTACTGTTGAAAAAACAGTGCAAGAGATTAGTAATTTGAAAGCTACTGAAGACCAGGTTCGTGCGTTGGTTGACAATTTGTATTATCAGCAGAAAAACTTGATTCAAGAGGGTGAAAACCTAAAGGTTCAGCATTCTGTTTTGGTTAATACAGCACAGAAAATTATTCATGAAACGAATTTTGTTGATTCTCAAGATTTGAAGTCTAGGGCTGAAACCGCTCTTGTCAATTTGGAATCTAAACTTAAACGTATGGATGTTTCTGCTGGTGAAAAGTTCGATAATTTAGGTCGTGATTATAAACAAGTTGCGCCTATTATTGATCTTCTTAAATCTTTGATAATGAGGAAATGAAATGAGAAAAGTTTTTATTCGCACTGCTTACAATTATGATGTAGATGAGGCCAGTAATGAGTCTGGTTTGTCTTGTCAAGATGAATCTTTGGCTATTCAATCTTCTGAAGAAGAAGCGAACATAAATACCATTGTTCGTCGTTTTGGTTTGACTGGTCAGCTGCCCGACAATGTGGCTATGCCTCAATCGGGTGACTTTACAAATATTCCTGATTTTCATACTGCTATGAATTTGATTCGCAAGACCCAAGAAGAATTTCTTAGGGTTCCAGCTGATATCCGTGCTCGTTTTGGCAACGACCCACAAAAATTTATGGAATTTTTTGAAAATGAAGAGAATAGAGTGGAAGCTCGGAAGTTGGGACTTTTGAAGCCTGAGCCAGTTGCGTTATCACCCATGGATGTTCGTGTTGTTAACGAGC